CTTCTCTTGGTACAATACATCAATCGCCCACAATCATTGTCTTCACTTTCAGTTAGAGGGTGGTCGTGATGAGGCGGTTGTTAAGTTTGACCAAATGTTGGCGAACACTACCTATGCGAAAATCATGAGGGGTGATGTCAGCGATGAGACCCGACAACGTATCTCCGCACTCATCAAGAGGGCGCAAACGGTGAACAGTGATATTGACGTGTACGCTTCTGAAGAGATGATGGACATGACGATAGCCGACTTGGTGGCTGCGATAGAGGACTATAAAAAAGAGTATGGGTATTATCCTGACTTGGTCACAGTCGACTCTATTGACCTGTTATTGACAGGAGAAAATAAGAAGATTGACTTCGACCCGAACTTCATCAAATACAGGTTACAGAAGTGTGCTCAGCGATTAAAGGATATCGCGAAGAAATACGACTGTGCCGTAATCACAGCAACCCAGACGGGAGACGTTCCTATTGAAGTGTGGAACGACCCAACACGGGTAATCACTCGCCAGAATACAGAGGGCGACCGTACACTTATCAAGCCATTCTCGTTCGTGTTTACAGGTAACATCACAATCGAAGAGGGTAAACAGAACATGGCTCGTATCTATTGTGATAAGTTACGAAACTACCGAAACAATGGTATCATCATTCGAATCCCTACTAATTACGAGAACGGCTTCTTCTACGATATATCACGTTCAACAATCGTTGAGCAGGTGTTGGATATGTCGGCTCTTGACAGGCTTGAGAGCCGTCGCAGCCGTAAAGGTAACGGAGAAGCAGCCGTTGGGGAGAAGAAGGAGCGAGTAGAGATAGCACCAGGAGTGTACGGAACAAAGGTAGTTGTCGAGGGCGAAACGGCTGCGCAGGAGCCACAAGAGACGTTGAATAAGCGACAGACTAAACAGTCGCTCAAGGAATATTTAGCAAACAAGGGTGTACAGGAAACTCCGAAGACAACGAGGAAGCCTGTACCTCGCAAGAAATAATTTCGTTATGCGGTACGATAAGGAACAGATAATCGCTGATTTCAATCTCACGCCATTTGGTTCACAGGGGTGGCTCACGAATAAGGATATGGACTGTCCTTTCTGCGGAAAAGCAGGGAAGTGGGGTATCATCTTTAACATGAATGGCGTGGCGACGTTCCACTGTTGGAAGTGTCCTCGTAAGGTATCCGTCTATGAGTTCCTCAAGAAACTCGGTAGAATAGACCTCGCGAAACGCTCCTATACAGTTAAGCCGAATGAACTTGAGAACTGTCCAAAGATAGGTGATATTCAGGGGGAGACATCAAAGTGGATGGAGGGTGATGCGGAACAGGTACAGGAAGAAGAATTAAAGCCTGTTACTCTTCCGTTACGGCTGAAACCGCTTGTGGATGATGAGTACCTGAATAATCGTGGGTTCCGACCTGAACACTATGCGGAGTTCGAGCCTTCCTATACCAATACACCGTTGGAAGCGAAGTTGAAGAACTTCATCATTTTCAAGATGAAAGTCAACGGAGTGTGTGTGGCGTGGTGGGCACGCAGTAGGTATTCGAAGGAATGGCACAAAGAAAATCTTGAGGCATACAAGCGTCACGAGGCTGACTTGGTGTTACGTTACAGGAACTCCGAGAATAACTTTCAAGACCTGTTAGGGGGTTGCGATGAGTTGATAGAGGGAAGGACTGAAACGGTTATTTTGGTTGAAGGAATTTTTGATTATGTAGGCATTTCAAATCTTTTGAACTTAACAGAAAAGGATTGGCTGAAATGCTGCTTTACTTTTGGGAATTCTATTGGTCGTGGACAAATTGATATGCTTTTGAAAAAGAAAGTGAAGAATATAATTCTTTTGTACGACTATGGAACAATAAAAGAAAGTAAAGAAGCAGCCTTAAGAATGAGAGACTTGTTTGATTCAGTTTGGGTTGCAGCAATTAGAACCCCAGGAGTGGACCCTGGAAATATTTCGATTGAAGAACTTGAAGATGTTTTGAAAAATGTTGAAGACCCGTTAAATTTTTATTTGGGAAAGTTATGATTCAAAAAGGCTTCATATATTGCGTGACGTGTTTGAAGACGGGTAAACTGTACTTCGGACAAACGATTATCTCTATAAGAAGTCGTTGGAGACGGCATGTTCTTTCTACTCAAAGAGGCTCCGACCACAAGTTCCACCGAGCCATACGAAAGTATGGTGAGGAGAATTTCCTGGTCGAAGAGGTTCTGACTGTTTCCGCTCCTACGAAAGAGATTCTGAAGAAGAAACTTGACTACGTTGAAATGAGGCTTATAAAGCGGTTCAACACTAAGATTGACGGGTATAATTCGACAGATGGTGGGGATGGTTTAGTGAATCTTTCTGAAGAATCACTTGCTAAAATCAGCAAAGCCTTGAAAGGTAGAAAATTTTCGGATGAGACTTTGAAAAGAATGAGCGATGCTGCTAAATTACGAGTTGGGGAGTTGAATTCAAATTTCGGAAATCATAAACTTTCTGGAAAGAATCATCCATTATATGGAAAACATCATTCAGAAGAAACCAAAAGAAAAATATCAGAAGCGAATTTGGGAAAACCTGGATATCAAAATAATTGTAGAAAAGTATTTCAATATTCGAAGGATGGAATTCTTATTAAAGAATGGAATACTATAATTGATATCAAACGAGAACTGAAATTGAATGGGCATACTTTAAGGAAAAGACTCCAGGATGGGTTGCCTTATCGAGGATATTTATGGAAATAAAAATTTGAGTAATTATGGACAAAGTAAGAGAAGAAACCTGTGAGGACAAAGGACTGCGCCACAGACAGTTTTTGACACGGCTTCAATTGGAGTATCTGACTCACAAATTACGTTCCTCTATATATCGTAATGGAACGTATGCGTCAGTTGCAGCGGATATTGCTAAGAAGAAGCGGTTGAAGATTATTGAGTTGAGTGTGAAATTCAACGTCGACAGTATATTCACTCCTGGATATAATGTGGCGGAGTTCGTCGAAAAGAATTTCTGGGGAAAGAAAGGTCTTCCAGCGTTTCAGTACAAAGACGAAGAACAGAGGAGAGTTCAGGGAAATTATGACCGTTGGTACATTCTTTACAGGGATACCAAAGTTCTGTATAAAGGGACGATAATGGAGGTCGTAAGCAACAATCCTGCTAAGGAGGAAGTCAAAATTCGAGGCTCGAAAGGTGATTTTCTCGTTAAATATAATGACATCACAATTATAAACAATTTTGATTGGTTGTAACATTTCATTTTAATCATTTACAGTATGAAATTAAAAATCGTAAACAAGAGCACAAATGCTCTGCCGGAGTACAAAACTCCAGACAGTTCGGGTATGGACTTGCGTGCCTATCTTCCCGAGGGTTCAATCACGTTGGCTCCTATGGAGCGTAAAATCATTCCTACTGGTTTGTACATGGAAATCGAACAGGGGTACGAGGGTCAGGTGAGACCTCGCAGCGGTTGTGCTGTTAAACAGGGTCTGACCGTAATCAATACTCCTGGAACCATTGACGCTGACTATCGTGGGGAAGTAGGTGTTCCGTTGATTAACCTGTCAACAGAACCACAGACAATCGAAAATGGCGACAGAGTTGCTCAGATTGTCTTCGCTCCGTATGCGAAAGTCGAGGAAATTATCGAAGTTTCTGATGTCAGTGAAATGACTGATACAGAACGAGGTGCGGGAGGTTTTGGTCATTCCGGCAAAAAATAATTTCGATTTTTCGCGAGAAAATCAAAACTTATTCGAGATATTTACATTATATTTGTACCGAGATAAGTGATAAAACATCACTGAAAATAAAATTTTAACTAATAAAGTAAAAACGATTATGGCAAACAATGCGTTGGCACTTCGTATGAAGTACAGAAAGTTCACTGCTGAACAGTTGAACGAAATCATTGAGAATGAAAACTCAAGTGAATTGGAAGTTAAGGTGGCTCAAGAGTTCCTTGACAAGTTAGGTGGTGAAGCCGAAGAACAACCTGCAAAGGCTGCTCCCGCCAAGAAGTCCGCTCCTAAAAAGGAAGACAAAAAGGTTCCTGCGAAAAAGGCTGCTCCGAAGAAAGAAGAAACCGCTGATGACGACCCAGACCCTGAGGATGGTTCACCTGAAGCAGCAATGAAACGTCAGAACAAACGCAACTCTACCTATCAGTCAGAAGAACAACTGACTCCGGAAGAGGAAGAACGCTTGGCAAAGGCTGAGGCAGAGTACGAGGAACGTCAGAAAAACCGCAAGACTCCGTCTAAATCAGACAAGTCTATGAAGGAAAAGAAGTCAGCGAAAGCCGACAAGACTCCTCGTGAAACAAAACGTCAGAACCTCGAAGAATCGGAAGAAATTCCGGGACTGAAAGTAGGTTCGAAAGTTATCCTGAAAGGCGAGGACGCTGTTGGTGAAATCACTCGCCTGTACAAGTCCGGAGACGGAAAAGAAAAGTGTATGGTCAAGTTCGGTGACGACAAGCCTATCAAGAAACGTGTAACAGCGTTGGAACTGGCTGAGGACGCCAAACCTGCACCCGCAAAGAAAACTCCAAAGAAGAAGTAAATGGTTGACGGGGAATCCATAGTATTGGTTAAAGGCAGCTCGGGGAGCGGTAAATCTACAAGGGTTTACCTCTTCCTCGAGTTCCTCGAATCATTAGGTATGAAACTCCGCCCATACAAGTTTAAGACACTTGACGGAAAGGAAAAGGAAGTCGGGGTTTACTCCGAGGACTTCAATATGGTTTTCGTTGGGAAATTCTATGAGAATGGAGGTATCCGACGCTGGCAAGGTTACGACAGTATGACGTCGCGACTGTGCAAGGCTGAGGGTCTATCCTACTTCTTGAAGGAAACGTCTAAGGCAGGGCATGGAGTTTTGATTGATGGTGCAGGAACAACTGTATCATGGCGATTGCGTCCCTTGGATTTATGCGGAGAGAGTGAGTTTACGAACATTCTCCATGTCAGGTATGATTACCGTGACGACCAATGGGATGAGTATTGTGCTCGGATAGCATACAGGTCTGGCGAACCTCCTAAGGGGGATTGCATGTGGCGGAAGCACAGAACCTTTATGCACGACTTCGAAAAGGCTCAAAGAGAGGGAAAAGAGGTAAATGAGGCTGGCGGGTGTGTGGGTCTTCTCGACCAACCGTATTACGCTCCGGGATGGGAGTTGGGGGTTT